CAGGCGGTGCAAGGCATTGATGATATTCATCAGTGCATTGCTAACATTCTCAATACCCTCAAAGGCACGGATATTCTTCGCCCTGAATTTGGCTCGGATCATTTTCAATATATTGACCAGCCCGAAGATGTCGCCCTGCCGAATATGGTGCGTGAAATCACGATTGCCCTACAACGATGGGAAAACCGCATAGAAGTCGAAAGTGTGCAAATCAGCGGACAAGCTCCGCATTTTGAATTGTTGATTTTCTGGACTTTAGTGGACGATGTATATCGGGAACTTTATCAGACACAGGTGGTGCAATGAGAAAAGAAGATGTGAAAATTGTCTCCGATGATATTAAGCAAATTTTAGCGGACGCCATTGCCGACTACGAGCAGCACACAGGTAAAACATTGCAACCTGCCCACATTGAACGCTCTATTATTCAATCTTACGCCTACCGCGAAATGCTGGTGCGACAAGGCATTAACCATGCTTTTTTGCAAACCTTCCCGCAATTTGCCACAGGGCTTGCTTTAGATTTATGCGGTGAGCCGATGGGCTGTTATCGCTTATCTGACCAAGCAGCAGACGTCACGTTGCGATTTAGTATCGCAGGGTCGCATTCGGCAATCGTGATTCCGCAAGGCACTTTGGTTGCCGCGACTGATAGCTTGCTCTTTGCAACTCAAACAGAAGTGCGCATTAATCCCACCGAACAATATGTGGATGTTTCAGCCCTTTGCCAAACCACAGGCGAAAGCGGCAATGGCTGGCAAATTGGGCAAATCAAAACGCTCAAAAGCGAACTGCCTACAGGCGTAAGCGTTTCTAACATTGACGTATCGGCAAACGGCATTGGAACCGAAAGCGATGACGCCTACCGCAAGCGGATTTTGCTTGCGCCTGAAGCTTTTACCACTTGCGGTTCAGTTGCCGCTTACGAATATCACACTCGTAGCGTGTCGCAAGTGATTTCTGATGTGGCGATTTCCACCCCTCAAGGCGGCACGGTCAAAGTCACGGTATTGACCAAGCACGGACTGCCGTCTGAGATTTTGCAGGAAAAAATTCGCCATTACATCAGTGGCGAAAAACGCCGACCGCTGTGCGACACCGTGATTGTGGCCGCGCCTGAACGCAAAAGCTATCGTGTGGTTGCTAACTTAGATTTGCTCGCTACCGTCGCCGAAAATGAAGTGAAAGCCAAAGCCGAAACCGCTTTGCGAACCTATCTTTCATCACGCACGCAAAAATTGGGGCTGGACATCGTACCTCTCGATATTCAAAGCGTACTGAAAGTCGCAGGCGTGTATAACGTGCATTTGGCAAGCCCACAACTTACTGAGCTCACGCCTGAACAATGGGCAGAATGCGAAAGCATCACGATAAACATCAACGCAGGGCGAAAAGATGGCTAAGTTGCAATATCCCAGCATTATTGAAACGTCTGAAAAATTCACCGCACTTGCCGACCTTGGCAAGCGGTTAAATTTGCTGGATAAATCACAAATTATGACCAGTTTTGTGGATTTAGTCCCTGTGGCATTTTTGGAGCTGCTTGCCGAAAAATGGAGTGTGACAGGTTATGACGGCTGGTTGCTTGCCGAAAGTGTAGAAGCCAAACGGAAACTCATCAAGCGAGCTGTCGAACTGCACCGCTACAAAGGCACGCCGTGGGCAATGCGAGAAATTATTCGCCAGCTGGGCTTTGGCGAAGTGGAGATTATTGAAGGCTTGTTTGACAAACGTCGCGACGGTTCATTTATCCGAGATAGCACTTACTACCACGGCGACCGTTCAAAATGGGCGCATTACCGCGTGATTTTGCAACAAGCTATCACCAATGACCAAGCCGATTTACTGCGTAAGACCTTGCATGTGTTCGCACCAGCTCGCTGTGTGTTAGCGAGCTTAGACTACCGTCAAGCCGCACTTCGGCACAACGGTATGGCAATGCGTAACGGCAGATTTAATCGTGGCACAGCTTAATTCAAAAAGGAAACAAAATGGCAAATTTAACCTTAACCCGACAATGGGTGGAAAACATCTATCAACTGGAAACCTCCGACCCTGTAATGGGGGGTCCAGATGGCGTTGATAATCGCCAAGCCAAAGAACTGGGTGCGAGAACGAATTGGCTAAAAGACCAAGTAGACACCATCAACCAAGACCGCACAGGCTACGCCCAAAAAGCCAGCCCCACGTTCACAGGTGTCCCAACAGCTCCTACTGCCAACCCAAACACCAACAACACACAAATTGCCACAACAGAATTTGTGAAAACCGCAATCGCCGCATTGGTGGGGTCAGCCCCAGCGGCGTTAGACACGTTGGAAGAATTGGCACGTGCATTAGCTGGTGATGCAAACTTAAAGGCGACTTTGCTTGCGGAAATTGGGAAAAAAGCCAACGCCACTGATTTTAATGCCTTACATGATTTATTTATTGGCATTCCTATTCCTCATCCACTCTCTACCGTCCCAACAGGTTGCTTAGCTATGAACGGACAGCGATTTGATACTCGTCGTTATCCAAAATTGGCACAGATATATCCGTCAGGGCAATTACCAGACATGCGCGGTGAATTTATCCGTGGTTGGGATAATGGGCGAGGGGTGGATGGAAATAGGGCTTTATTAAGCAATCAAAAACCGAGCATTATGGCTATTGACAATGATATCGCCAATTTAGCTGCAACAGGTATCGTTATGTTAGATGATTCGACAGTTCAGCAAGCTGCACAACACGCTTCTGCCGATTTATTAAATAGAAATGATTACCCTAATGTTGGTTTTGTCTTGAATGCATTCAATGATACTGACACAAGAGATAAAGCAATCCAAGATAAATATACTGCGGCTTCAGGCGTTAGTAGAATTTTATCAACGCCAAGCTTAGCAAGGGGATGGGGAGCATTTGGTGTACGCCCACGTAACATTGCCTATCATTACATCTGCCTAGCCGAATAAGGAGTACAACATGACCGTAACATTTAATCAAGGCGGCTTTGCCGAAACTAGTGGCGAAATCACCGTATATTGCACTGACAACCAAGGTATTTACAGCCACAGTGCCACCGAATATGTGAGCGAAGGCGGCAGCCTTTCCGCAGGCAGTTATTTAGATGCACCACCACAATCGAAACAAGGCTTTGTCATTGTGCGAGCAGATAACAGTTGGCAATATCAATCCGACCATCGAGGGACCTATTACAGCAAAGAAACAGGCGAAAAAGTAGAATATACCGCACTGGGTGAATTGCCCGAAAATTTAACCGCACTTGCGCCACTTGCTGAACCATGCAAATGGAACGGTGCAGCATGGGTAAAAGATGAAGCGAAAATAGCTGATAAATTTACAAAAAACCAAACTCAATTTATCGCCAATATTGATGAGCACGCGGCAAAAATCTATAGCACTTGGACGAGATTTGAGAGCGAATATCGTGAACGCCAAGCCGCCGCAGAAGCGTTTAAAACCGCGAATTATGAGGGCGAGTGCAGTCGATATATCTCAGACTTTGCACAACGTGCAAGACTGGATAATAAGACCGCCACAAACCTGATTTTGACACAGGCGGCAGGCCTGGAAAAACTACAAATGGAGCTTGCCAATCAACGTATGCGCAAGTATGAGCTCAAAGCACCTAATCTCACGCTTGAGCAGTTGCAATCAATCCATGATGACATTATCAAGCAGATGGATGCACTAATGGAGGCATATCAAAATGGCTAAGGTTTATTTGGCGATGTACAAACACAAACGTGATTGGCGAAAAGAGCCCGTCAAAGCCATCGCTGACCGTATTACTCGATTTTTCACTAAGGGGAAATACTCGCACTGCGAGATTGCCATTGAGCGCATTGAGTTTGGTAACGGTCATCATTATGAGCATACAACAGTATATGACTGCTACTCCTCATCGGTACAAGATGGCGGGGTGCGTTGCAAACAGATTGATGTATCCGATAACACCAAATGGGATTTAATCCCACTCAACGATGTCACCGAGCAACAAATCAAAGCCTATTTTAACCGCACTTCTGGCAAAAAATATGATTGGTGGGGTGCGTTAGGGATTGTGCTTGGCATCAAACAAAAACGCTCAAAATATTTTTGTAGTGAGTGGTGCTTTAACGCAATTTATAACA